AAATAAGGACTTATGGCGAACGCGGCCCGCCCCCTTGTTCCTAAATACTTGTCACGTAAGGACTTAGCTCTAGCCGCAAGGATGTGGTGATAACGCGAATAAAATACGCTCCCACGCAGATTAAGGCTCGTAACTTCCCCTTGCATTTCGCAACGCTGTACACACGTTGCCTAGAGTTAAGCGTTAGTTGTCCAGCACGAACAACCGCACCTTCCTAGTTCCTCACACAATTTGTGTGCCACTTCTGCATCAAGCGGCTTAGTGAACATGGTTTTCTTGTAGTTCACTGCTTCCTCAATCCAATCCTTAGCATCCTTCAAGCCAGTAAGAGTAGCGAGGCGGATGCTCTTGATGGCCGCAATCTTGTGATCCCAGTGTCGAGGCTCGATAAAACCACTAAGACCATCACAAGCCACCAGTAACTTCTCGTTACCAGTAGCCAATTCCAGAGCCTTGATAATCCGTTCGTACAGATCATTGCTATCGGTCTTAGCGGCAATACTCACCATCTCACGAATCGTCATGCCAACATTGATCATGTTCTTTCCTCCAAAACGTAAACTTGTTTGCCTTGTGTTATTAGTGTGGCATATTCGCTATCGTCCCAAGCGAATTCTCCACAATCACTTTCTCGTCGCCAATGGATATCTTTGATTGGGTTATAATACAATCGCTCAAGATTGTCAACACCAATCTCATTATTTATAATTACTTCGTCACATGCTACCCAACCAGCCACATCCTTAACACCAGCCTTATGAACTTTCTTGGCCTTATTAAGTTTATTAATGAGTTTGCAACCCCGCATCTCTAACTGATACTCATTAGGATCGTAATAATATACATCAACTTTCTTCCTACCCTGCATGACTTTTACTTGCCAGTGCATATAATGTTCGCCCCTACTCAAATGGAAACGAACTTCGCCATGTAATGGTTTAGGTGTCATATTCATTCCGCCATTGACGCTCAATATCTTTGCGTGTACGCTGTCGCTTGGGCCGGTTGTCCATAACCGTATCGCGGTGTTCCTTGTGACCCGTAGCCACCTCCCAAGGCTTCTTGACCTTGAGTTTGATTTTGTTGCCGTACTTGCGGCGTGGTCGCATATCGTCGTTGTTTGGGAGGGTAATCATACCATTGTCCATTTTCGTGTTGATAAAAAACCTTGTCGATATTAGGATCGTAAGCCATTACACAGTATTGTATAGGATAAACGGGCTTTGTCAAGCTCTCATTTTTTATTTGAGGGATTTTTATTTCTCCCTTTTGGTAGTCCTTGATTCCGTTGTATGCTAATCCCAAAACTGCAATCAAAACACCAATCCACTGAATCATATTCGCTCCTTTAGTTGTGTCCTTTCTCATACACTGACTATCGGCAAAGCGTTATTCGTAACTTTAGGCTAAGACACTTTCTTCTGGATAACCTTTTCTACCCAAACTTCTTTACCGTAAAATTCTACCGCCCTTCTCTCAGCTTCCACAATCGTCAAAGCTTTCACATATCCCGCAAAACGGTTATTCTTCATAACTCTCCAAAGATACTCTATCATACGTTCCTCCTATACACACTATACCCGTAGTATCGTCAAAAGTCAAGGAAAATATTTAGTCTACGTAAGTCCTTGGTGTGTAAGGATTTATGGCAAATATAGCCCGCCCCGCCCGACGTAAGTCCTTGCCCCGCCTAGACTTACGCCCGCCCGCTCATTTCTTTCCAGATGGTCAAATCCGCTTCCGCCATCGTCTTATCGGGGTAGTAATGTTCAATGTAATCATATGCAATTCTCGACCATAGTTCATACTGTCCAGCACTTTGCGGTGTTACTTTGGGCGCAGTTTTTTCCCATTGACGTAGCCACCTGAGAATATGGGTGTCGAGGATGACGTACGGTGTAGACTTCCTAGTATGTAACAGGAAGAATCTCGCTGTCTTTTGTCCAACGCCGGGGATGTCTAGTAGATCACTGAGCAGACACTTCCGCAAGTTCAACGTAAGCGAACCCTTGAAAGCTTTACACAGTCGATTGTACTGTCCAGCCTTGTGATGTCTCAACCATCCCTCAATACCACCGAATTCCTTTTCACGCCCGTCAATCCACCGCAGATATTCAAACGGTGTCATATTACTACACTCTGCCGGTTTCATCATTGTGGCCAGTTTCTTGCTTACAGTGTCGGAATTCTTTCCCGCCACCATAATACAAAACAACCAGAACAATTCTAGTTCGCCCTGTGTGCGATTGTACTTCGTGACTTGCTTGGGATCGATGACAACGTTCACTTGTCGATACTCCAGTTTGCTTTCTTGATAACCTTGCTCGCCTTGATCACTTGGGTTTTACTGTCTGCCGTGATATGGTTACGAAACCCACGCTCGTCGATGTAAAAGTACTCGTCGAGAATGTCATTCTGGTTCGTTTCCCATAACGCCAGACAAGCCGCCTCTAGTGGCGTTTTGTTGGTGGAATGGATGAGTTCAAGCGTACCGCATTTGGTGTAATACTTTGGCATCTAAAACTCGATGTGTTGAGCGGTGATTTCAGTTCGGAGGTATTCCATGTCACAGTCACATTCTGTACACATGGGTTCGCCGTTGTCTTGATAGAAGTCGGGCGATACTTCGCAGTCATCCTTACACTCTGGGCATTCCCAGATATGAAAGACTTGTTCGTCTGGAATAGTAACACGGGCAGTCGCCATGATATCTCCTAGTGAGCAGGGAATAGTACATTTGCACCACCGTCGATGCACATGTCACAAGCCTTACTGTATCCATCGTCACCTTTTTTCTTCACGCCGCTGCATGTTACAAACGTGCGACCCTTACGAATCTCTGGGCACGTAATGAAACGCTCGTTTTCAAGGATAACAAGCCCCGGCAACGCCTTTTGCCACGCTGCCTTTTTCGCGGCACCACGCGGACGCTTTGGGGCGATTGCTTGTGCGGTATCACACCACGCGAACAATGTAAAACCAGCGGCTTTTGCGGCTCGCAACTGGTCACCATTTTCCACGCTAGCGTACACCGACATATACTGTGACAACGCCGAAAGGCGAGCATCATAAATATGAGTGTAAAACCACATGCGAGGCAGTGTACCGCCATCCTTGACGATAGACTCACAAGCCCACGTTACATTCGCGACGTATTCATCGTCGAATCGTTCGGCCACGATGTTACCATCGGCCATTTCATTCTTGTTCCAATCGCCACGCTCGTGCCAGCGGATAGATTTGCCACGCTTCACCGCGTCAAGCATCATCGCACGGATTTTGCCACGCTCCGTGATAAGATTCACGAAACCGGCCACGCGGGCATTCTTGTACTGGTTCTCGGTCGCTTGGGCATAGCACCCATTGCCAAGGAATCCGCACGACTGCGGGCAAGTATCGCCAACCGGACGCGAAACCACAATGCAATTCTTGCCAAGTTTATCATTACCTTCTGCCGTTTTCATTCTCAATTCTCCGTGTGATACGTCTATCATATCACATATATCGGCACAGTCAATAGGCTTTCATGAAAATATTTTGGGATGAGAATTGGCACGGGGTTTGCTGGGGTGGGATTTGGTATGGCTTTTGCGTCGGCTGTCGCCGTAAGTCCTTGTGGGGATTAGACTTAGGACGGACGCGGCCCGCCCCGCCATCCGTAAGTCCTTGCGGGCTATAGACTTACGTTAACTCTACATAATTTAATTATTCGTCAGATACTACTACTGATATAGTTTTGTAAAAAATATGTCCATTACAAACATCTTCTGGAAATACCCTAAATTCTTCACCAGTGTCTTCATCTACTACATCAAAATATACATCTTCGCCCTCTTCGCTACCATCTCCAAATAATGTATAATTAATGCGATAAGTACCCTCTCCATCAGTATAGAATACCGATTCAGAAGCAAGCGTTAGAATTTTATCAATACGATCCATCAGATTTCCTTTCTAATCAGTACCTATAAAGAGTAAATAAATTATACTAACAATAACAAGAATTTCCAGTGCGTCATACATAAACTGCTCCTTTATTGCTATTCTATACTAATCTTAGTGGCTTGTCAAGAGAAAAAATTATGACCCCACAGGGAAGAACATAGAGTAGCCCATACCGGTAACGCTCCGGTGTCTCAGCCTTGAAAGGGCTGCGTCATAACTTCTAGACTAATGGGCCATAACACGAAGGGTAGGATTCGAACCTACACAGAGCAAATTAACAGTTTGCGGCACTACCATTATGCTACCTTCGTAAAGTTCCGAGACTACGATTTGAACGTAGAAAAACTGATCCAAAGTCAGTCGTGATACCGTTTCACCATCTCGGATCAAAAAGCCCACAACTAGAATCGAACTAGTATCAGATGATTACAAGTCAACTGTAATGCCATTATACTATGCGGGCTACCAACGTAACTCAACCGTCAGCCTCCGATTCATCAATATCAACAATATTATCTTCGTTGTAGTATTCCGCGTACATCCACTCACGCATTTCTTGTTCAGAGTAGTAATCATGCTCCCCCATAACATATTCGTTATAAATTGTTGGTGTGAGGTTGGGGAACATTATTTACTCCTTATTTAAGATAGTTTGGGTGGGACTCTATGTATTATAGATTATACACGAAGATTTGTCAATGGGTCATGTAGGACTCGAACCTACAACCAACGGATTAAAAGTCCGATGCTCTGCCGATTGAGCTAATGACCCAAAAATATACGGGTTATGCCATACTCGGCCTTACATTTAACCGTGGCTTCTTTGATATCATTCTACCAGCGGCCCGTATATTTGTCCTCCCAATATGGAGGGTCTTTTATGTAGTTTGGATCAAAGTTATTTATTGCCTTTCTTGCTCTTAGTATAATATCTCTTTGAGAAGTAGTGTCCATCCCGGTTTTTTCATGACATTCTGTATCATATTCGTATTCTTGTAGCATATCAACAAGAGCATCGAATAAATCATACGCAGCAGCGTCACGATTAAAGTTATCTATATTCATCACTTCCCTCCTTCGTCTTTGATATTGTCAATACTAATCCCAATACTTCCATATCGACATTCTATCTCTTAAAGTTTAATTTGTCAAGGGCTATCTTCGCTGGCTATAGGGAAAACCACGATCTGTTTATTTTGGGTAGTACATCTCCCCCTAATCTGTCCAACCTATCGAGTTTACCCAATCCTCCCAATCTGCCTCATTTGCCCATTTTACCTCTTCCACGTAAGCCGCCCATTCTTCGTAGATTAACATTTCTGTTTCTTCTGCGGGTTGTATGTAATCATCATATTTTATCATATTTACCCCTATTCTATGAGTCTACCATATAGTATCGGCATTGTCAAGCAAAATCTTTATTTGATCTAAATCCTTGTGGCGTATGGGTTTACGTCTAAAATGGCCCGCCCCGCCCGCCATAAGTCCTTACGTAGCAAAGACTTACGTCGAGCGTAGATTAAAATAGATGAGCAATTCCAGCCCTGAACAAAAGTCCAGCTACAAATGGACGCCTGCACATATCGCTTCGCTCCGCATAGAAATTACGATAATCACCATTTCCCATAACGCATGTAACAAGCGTAGGTGTGCGTTTGAATGTTTTATCATATGCACGATAATTACTTGTCCAATTCAAAATAGAAAGTTCGTGCTGTTCCAGTTTTCTAATTTTTACAATTTTGGCTAAATATCGTTCATAATTACCGGTCATCGGTTGAAAGTAACGGAAGTTATATACATCACCAATATTAGCAGAAGCAAGGCTACCATATACACCCCTATAAATACTAAAACGAATAAGATACGCAAGAATTAGACAAGCAAAAACAATAATAATACCAAACATAACCATATCGTTCATTGTATAATCCATTTTTTATTACTAGAAGTTACGACAAAAATCAAAAATAAAAACACTAAAAACGGTTGACAAAATAACAAACTGAACAATATCTAACATTTCAAACCTCCATAAAATGATTCTATCATAGGTATCGGCACTTGTCAAGCGATTTCTTCAACAAAATCTTGAACCCAATCCCTGTTGATACTGTTTCGGTCAATAGTAGGATCGGCCCAAGCCACATTGTCGGGAGTTTCGTATGAAATCGCCCCATCTTCCAGACTACGCATAGTATCTACAAAATCATCATAGTTTGCTTCTGATCTTGCAATATTGTAAAGTCTTTCGTCATTGTTGATCCAAAGAAGAACATTCCAAGTTTGGTAGTTTTTATGGCCGTTGTAAGTCATATCATAATCTCCGATTGGGTAACAAGTATCGTTGAGCCTTTGGGATAAGTATACATCTTTTGGTTTATAAAGTCAACAGCATGATCTAATTTTAAAACATATATATCAGGATTATCGCATCTCTTCACAATTGTACCCGTGGCCGTTTTGGTTTGAACCACGCCACGGATACTACAAATAACCTTTTTTCCTACTATATTATTTTTCATTTTTGGCGTTAAGCTTGTCAATAATAATACCAACCACAATATTTTTACTAACGTCACGGAGTATAAAGTGTTTCATAGTAACATCGAAAATGTCAAACCGCTTTTTTCCAAGACTATTGATTTTTGGATGAATAATCATACCAACCTGAGCGGCATATTTGGTAAAGTTACGGTGAACGGTTGTACCCTTTGGAATCATTTTTTTTCTCTCTTTCTTGTCTTCTATTATACAGATTTTTGGGGCTTGTCAAGTGGCCTTTGTGGCGGCTTCTATCGGGCGGGTTCGGGTAATCCTACCGTGGTGGCAGGATGACCGGATTTTTTGACATTTTCCAACCCACATATTCAAGGCGGATGGATTTTGCGTTAGGATACTTTTGCTTAATATACGCTAATGCGTCACTTTCTTTATTACTAGAATGTGAGACACCTTGAACTAGAACATTCTCAATAAACACATTCCACGTTTTACGCTTAATATGTCGAATTCGTGGGAGAGAACTGATAAAACCGTTAACGCTTTGTGAAGGATACATAACTAACCTAACTTTCCTAAATAGAACAAACTAACTAAACGCCCCGCCTTGCCCAGACTATCGACTTTCGTCATATGCAATTTGAGCATTTTGTATATCGGTTGGATTGTTGCTCACAATCTTACCAGTTTGAACGGCTATGACCGTATGACCATGAACCAAAACTTTCGTAAGGGTAGTAAGAACAACAACACGAGTAGCAACCTTTTTCATTTTCAAACCTTTTTGTGAAACCTTGTTTTCCATGTCTATATATAATGCATCTTCCGTGCCAATCGGGAAAATATTTTTTTGTGTGTTTTCCTCGGGAAAAACGCTATGATATTTTTTGAGCCCACGTTTTGAGCGTAGCATTTTGCTACACTGTGTAGCATTTTGCGTTAGTGATTTTGGCCGCGAAACACCACTTGTGTAGCATTTTGCAACACCTACCATTTTGGGGGTATGCTCGAAAAAGAGGCAAATTTTTTTGGCACGAGATTTGCTGTGTGTGCCAGAGACTTGACGTAACTCTATGCTACATAAGGACTTACGTCGGCTGCGGCCCGCCCCGCTCGCCATAAACCCTTGTGCGGCAAGGACTTACGTCGAGTTGAGCTTTTCGGTGTACGCCCGTTCAGGTGTACGGCTGTTCAGAAGTCGCCGTAGTCTCCGTTCCAATCGCCGTAATCCTCATCGGTTCCCATGCCAGCGGAAGCGAGTCCACTCGCATGGTCGCCGTCCATCGAATCATCGTAATCGTCATCGAATAGAAAGCCATTGTCGGTCAGAATTTCCATCGCACACTCGTGAGCGGCTTGATCGTACTCGTCATCGCAGCTGGCATCCTCGGGGAAGTATGCCCACAGGTCAAAATCGGCCAGATCGCTCAGGCCAACGCCCCCAATCTTTTGAACCTTTGCGTCAACCATCTGCCGGAACTGTTTCATCATGCTCATCTCAAAAACTCCAAAAGGGGAAGGGAATAGGGGAAGGATACCAAAATCAAAACGGGTTGTCAACACCGGCCATCTCATCGGCCCACGGATACATTTCACCGAAAACTTCGTCCTCAAATCCGCCGACCATCGCGGCATCGAGAGGGTGCAGATCGACCGGTTCACTGTCGCAGCAATCGGCCAGAATCGCGTTGATCAGGTCAGTATCTTCAAGCAAGTTCAACATGATAGTTTTCCTTGAGGTGTCTTTCTTATATCGGCATTATACAGGCGATACTTGAACATTCAAGAACAATCTGGAAATTTTTGTGTCAAGAAATTTTGACAAAACTTTTTCAAAAATCCACCATGTTTGGCACACGGCTTGCATTATGCAATTTTCATGCCAAACGGTTTTGTAAGATATTTGCTGGAGCGACGTAAACCCTTGCCACGTATAGACTTACGTCGAACGCGGCCCGCCCCGCTCGTTATAAGTCCTTATGTAGCATAGACTTACGTCGGAAAGAACAAATGTACAGTAGGTGTACAGGCGTCTACTCATCCTCCCCCAGATAGGTGGTGAACGGCGAAGCCTCTTCCTCGCCTAGACTAGCATATTGCAACACGAGTTCCTCAATTCGCTCTTTTGACCCTGGCTTGCCAACCGGAAAACGCATACGGTCATCCGTTCCCCACATGCGAGAATCAACCTTTTCCGCTGTACGCTTGTTCATTTCTCGCATTGCCTTACGATTGAATTTCAAAACTTTTTCCGAACGGATTGTGCCGCCATCGGCGGTAGACTTGTCGCAAGGAATAGCAATTCCAGAAAAACAGAGAAACGCTTGACGCTTGGCTTTTTCGATAATCGAGAACTTTTTCATTTTCCTATCCTTTTTCCTTGTGAATCAAACCTAGTGAGAGTCTACCAAAAATCCGTGCCGCGTGTCAAGCCTTTTCAGGAAAGGCAAAAATCACGAATAACATAACCCATCTCATCAATCTGGAGGAAACCTCCATCACGACCGATTTCAACCTCATTGTCATTCGCACGAGCGAAGTCCAGAAGGTCAAGACCAAAGGCCGCATCACCGACCAACGTCTCAACTTCATTCTCGTTGAGGTAGTCGAGCAATTCATCAATCGTATTGAACACAAGCAAGTTTCTCATTTTTCTATCCTTTTCCTTTTCCTTCTTTCTTATATCGACATTATACAGGCTCCCCATGAGAATACAATACTGTACAAATGTTTTTTTGTGTCAAGAAAATTTGACAAAACTTTCCCCAAAATTGACCCTGTTTGGCACAGGAGTTGCTGGGGCGTTACCGGTTTGCATAGGGTAGGACATGCTGTTTCGCCCTAAGTTATTGGTATTACTAGACTTACGTCGAGCGCGGCCCGCCGCCCTCGCCATAACCCCTTACGTACCATAGACTTACGTCAAGTAATACAAATGTATACTATGCTGTACGCACGTATATCTCAGCGTTGGTGCCGTTATCGTGGATGGTCACGAGCCAGTTACGTCCGCTTCCATCTTCAGGGCGGATACCATTGATGAGGCCACGCAAGACAATCTCATTACCACCGATGAATGTACGTATAGCAACGCGGCTACGGTTTGCCATTGCTTCACATAGCCATGAGAACGAATACGGAATCATGTTTGTTTTCCTAGTAGATACGGGTAACGCGGATATCAGTAAGGGTCAAGCCGGGATTGTCATTCAGTACCTTGCTGGACGCATCATCCTGATCGTTAGCAAGATATGTGCCGAGATATCGGTCAAGATTGCCCAGGCAGTCGATAGCGTATGTGGCAAAGCGTTTCATGTTTGTATTATATCCTACTGACGGGAGCTTGTCAAGCTACGATTGGAGCGAGTATAGAGGAAAGTTTCTTTCTTTCCATTCACGAGATATACCCTATGGCATTCGGCATAGAGGTAGTTATCTGGAGACTACCACTCGTAGGTATTTGAGCAAAACGGCCCTGGCCGCTCGCCCTTCGCCCATCGTTTGGCAGT